GAACAATCTCAGCTTATCTCCGCCTTGAGCCACCGCGTTTGCGATGTTGATCATCACCCGGCTGATTGCAGAGCCTCCAGCCTCAGCTTCGATACCGACAGATGAAAGTGCTCCAGCGAAGCCCAGGATCTGCGCTTCCGTGAGACCAATCTGTTTGCCTGCGCCGGCGATCCGAAGGCCCATTTCCACGATCTCGGACTCGGTTGTTGCCAAATTATTGCCGAGAGCGACCACTGTAGCACCGAGCCTATCAAAATCTTGTTGGCTCATCTGAGTGATGTTGGCCAGCCTTGCCAGAGCTGTAGCTGCCTGGTCGCTGGTCATGTTGGTAGCTACGCCGAGATCGATCATGGTCCGAGTGAACCCGAGGATAGCATCTTTCCTGATGCCCAATTGACCGGCCGCCTCTGCGACCTTTGCGATCTCAGTTGCCGCTACCGGAACTTCCTCCCGGGCCATTCTCCGGATCTCGTTGCTGAGCGCCGCAAACTCAGTTTCCGTCGCGTCCACTGTTTTCCTGACGCCAGCAAAGGCGGTTTCAAAATCGATCGATGCTTTTGACGCCAGCCCACCGATAACTGTCAAAGGTGCGGTTATGGTCTTTGAGAGGGTCTTTCCGGCGCCCTCCAAAGCACCTCCAACCTTCTGCAACCGGTCACCGGCTTTTTGTAGAGCCTCCCCGACTTTTGTCCACTCGCTGGACTGTACCGCTAACTCCTTCGAGACTTTTTTCAGTTGAGCATCCAACTGATTGTATTTGGCGACAGCCTCATTTAGCCGTGATTCAAGTTTCTGAGTCGCCGCGGCGTCCTTTCCCTTTTCATCGATCGAAGCTTGATATTGCTGGTTCAGTTTGGCGACGACCGCAGCCTGGAGTTCGAGTTGTTTGGAGAGTGAGTCGGCTTTGAGTTTGAGTCCCTCTGTCCCTTTGCCGAACTGGTCAAGGCCAGAAGATGCTTTCTTGAATTCGCTCTCGACCAACTTCATCTGGCGTTGAAGCTCGGCCATAGACTTTTCAAAAAGGGTATCATCAACGCTGAGCTTTACGTGTAGACCTGCGACTTCGATTTCCTCTGCCACCGCACTCACCTCCGGATCAAATAAAGCTATACTGATCAGCCTTCGCAAGCTGTTCTTTTTCTTTTTTCAATCGTTCATGTCTCAAAAGGCGAAAATAAAAAAGGATGTCCATCTCATCGATCTCTTTGAGTGAACGCCCTTGTTTTAGGTGAATGGAATAAAACTCGTGAACGAATTCCAGAGGGTCTATGCCCTCTGACGAGAGTTTGGGTCCGAAACATCAACCCCCAGAGCTTCAGAAGCATCTCCAATGATCGCATTGATCGTGCTGACGATGGTGTCAATCAGTTTTCGAGCGTCGACCCCGTCATAAAATTGATCGCGAGTGAATTGACTCCCATATGCCTCGACCACAAAATCAACCATTTTGTCCAGGACTTCCGGATTCATGTTTCGGAAGTCGATTTCGGAATGGATCTCGATTGCCCGGCGATAGACACGACCGGGAATGAAGTCAGCAGTAAAAGTTTTGTTCTGACCATCGACCTTCAACGATATCCTCATGTTTGTTCCTCCTTCAAGGTAAAAAATAGAGAGAGGCGAAAAGCCTCTCTCGTTGTTTACGGCGTCGGCGTGATCGTCGGCGTCGGAACAGAAGCAAACCAGTTTTGAATCAGCGTCGGATCAACGCCGGCGTCGTCGCTGTCGACGACATATTGCCACTGACCGTCGTATGTCCGCGGGATGAATGTCGCGTTGATCGTCGGCGTTTGGAAAGACGGCGTGTCCGTTTTGGTATTGGCTTCTTGAGTCTCCGGCTGGAATCTGCCCTTGAAGTTCCAAACATAGCGGAATGCTCCATTGGACTTCCGGCGCCGGTATCCGATGGCCAGGTACGGTGCCACGTCATCCTTTGACCGGACGAGAGCTCCTTTAGTGTCAATCTGATGGCCGAGCCAATCCGCCAAAACAGAGGTAGGCAGATTCTTCGTCACAATCGAAAGCGCGATATCTCCCAGGCTTGTTGCAACCTCGTCTGCTTGATCGTCCGCATACAGCGTGGTGCTGTTTGTGGTCGGTGTCACTGTGGCCTGGATGAGACCAGGAACGCGAATCGGCGTTTCATAGTCTGCCGGCGTGTCAACCGTGTCCGTGTTGGGTTTCAGAATGGCGTAATAAAGCATATCCAACCCGATTGCAATTCCACTCATTTACCACTTCACACTCCCTTGATCAATTTTCTTCAGGCATTACAGTTCTGTACCGCAGCGCCTTATGAAACACTTTGGTGTCATCCTCGTAAAAGTCTGGCCCGCTGGATCTGAAAAATCCCAGCATTTTCATCGTTTTGTCAACTTCGCCTGAGATTGCCGAAGTACTTCCCCCCTGGTTCCAAACGTCGATTTGCACCACAACCGTCGATCCGATCGGCTTGTCGTCAGCAAATTCACTGTCGTTATTGTCGACTTCGAAAAAGGTGATCCGAGGGAACTTTGCCGGGTCGCCAGCAGCAAGCTGATAGATCGGCACGTTCCCGTACTTGTCCTTGCCCAGATGCGAAAGAAGTTCCGCATTTTCCAACAAGGCCGATCTGACCATCGTTTTAATGTCCGTGATCACTCTTTCAGCCCCTTTCGGAACTCATCAGCAAGCGTCATGAGAGACTCTCGCTTTTTCGCATGGAAAGCAGGTTCGATGAATGGTTGAGCAGGCATTTTCGATGTCCCATACTCAAGGAAATGAGCACGCCAGTTGGTTTTTCTTGTCGGACCGATCAGAACATATTTCCGTCCTTCACGGCGAACCACGCGACTTACTCGAATATCCTCTTGCATATGGCGGCTTTCCTTGTATTGTCGACGTGAAATCTTTACCCGCTTCCTCATGTCCTCTGCCATAGGCTCAGCAGCTGCTCGCAGTGCTTTTGACTCGAGACGTGCCGATGCATTGCCTAGTCGACGCCGAATGTCATTGAGCATCTGATCGACACCACGGAGTTCAATGCTCATCCCGGCGTCAACTCCAGTGCCATGATCCAGGTCTCCGTCCGATCCCCTTTTGCGTCGTCCAGCACTGCCTTGATCTCGAGCACCCTATCTACTTCTTGATCGTTCACAACGCGCTTCCCATCGACAATCCGCATATTCTCGGTGATGCCTTCCCGATACCGGATCTCGTACTGGAACATCTTCTCGGCATTCAAACCGGCCGCCCGGAAATACTCCCGCCAGCGAGTAGTAAGAGGTTTCCGAGCACTCCAAATTGTCGCAACCGGCACCCAATCGTGTATTGCGATCCCTTCTTCGTCCACAATTGATTCGTAGCACTGGATAGTGATTCGACGTCGATACCTGCCCGAATTTCTGCGCTCGTTATAGATATTCGGGTTATACGTCATCGTCATCACCAGACTCCAGCGCTTTCGCCATCATAAGATTGTTGATCTGGGTGATAAAATTGGTGTGGAAATACTCGAGCGCATCATTATAGGTGTACCTGGAACGTTCAAAGACCAGTTCCCGAAACACGGGATCGCTCAGGTCATATCCCCCACAAATACGGGTTAGGTCGGCATATGACGCTTCGAGAATCCGTTTCAGATTACCATCCTCGTCATCATCAAGGTGCATCCGCCGTTTAAACTCTTCAACAATTTCGGGAGTGATAGCAGACATCAGAATCACTCCTCTTCAACGGTATTCTCATCATCCGGTTGATCCGTTTGGTCGTTGTCTTCGTTCACCGCTTCGATGAACACCTTACCGTATTTGTTTTTCGTGGTGGCCAATTCTTCCAGTCGCTTTTTTGTCGCTTTGTATCCTTCAGCGGGATATACATCGCCCACCTGGTAAATGTGTCCATCATGCTTCATGTCTTTGAAACGACGAACTACCCGATACATTCTCTCACCCCCTTGGGTAAATTAAAAAAGAAGAAACCCCTATTAAGGAGTCTCTTCTTCCTCGTTGTCGCCGCTGCCAAATTTGATGTCCAGGTCGTAGACCAATGCAGCTTTGTTGTCCAACGGTTTGCCATTAGCAAACTGCTTGATCGTGTACAGCATGGCATCCTCAATAGCCAGGGTTTGATCAAACTTGTTGGCTTTGTAACCGCCGGCCAATGCAGCCAAATACTGACCTTTCACAAAGAAAATTGCTTTCTTTTCCGGAACTTCTTCAGATTCCACAAGCTTGATATTGTACGGCAGCGCCGTCACCCATTGACCATTCTCCGTTTGAATAGTATTGCGGAACTGGACACTGATCGCATCAACCGGGTTCACGACCATGACGACTTTGTTCAGCACCTTGCGGGCTTTTCCTTTGGCATCAGTCGACAACGCCTTGATAACATCATGCAGCTCACCGGCCACAACCTCGCCGAACTGGGACGGCGCGAATGTGAGCGTGCCGGAAGACGTTTTGTCCGTGACGGCACCCGTATCAGGATCAACGTCCTTCATGAGACCAATCGGTTCGTTTTGAGAAGGACCACGGCCTTTGATAAAGCCATACTCCAAGCCAACGGAATAAGATTCAACCAGCAACCGGCGAACATAGCGCTCCACCCATTCCGGGCCAAGTTCGAGCAAGTCTTTCGGGATCACCGCAAAGGCCGTAAGTTTCAGTTGATTGATTTGCTCTTCCCGGAAAGCGGAGCCGACTTGCCCTTTGATTTCACCAAACAAATTGCCCCACGCATACGCTTTGGTCGGGTCAGCATAGATAAACCGGGTAACGGCTCCGAGATCTTGCAGACCAATTGCTTCAAGCAACGGATGCTCAGCAACCAAGTCTTCAAACACCCGTTCTTGAGTGGTGATCGGCAAGATCGAATCTTCGGCAAAGCCGCCAAAGTCGATGACCTCGTTAAAGAACTTCCGTTCCTCAGAGGTCAGAACATTTTGCCCCCGAGCTGCCAGGATCTGAGCATCCATGTTCTCGGTTCGGACCTGAGCGATGATTTTTTCGGTCAAATCCTCAACCAGTGCCTCCTGCAGTTCGTTCCAAGCTTTTGCCTGTACGTCTGCATCTGCACCTTCCTTGACAAGCTTCATATACGCTTCTTTCTTCGCTTCGAAGTTTTGCATTGTGCCTTTCAATTTCATCGGCATGTTTGCCAGACCTCCTGTTATTTTTGGAATTAAAAAATGAACCGTTGTTCCCTATCGGGTTTCGGTTCATTGAGTCGACCTTGATTTTTCACTTGTGCCAATTCACTTTGGACAGCGGCCAGCTGCGCTCGCAGGTTCGCGATTTCCTTGTCTTTGTCGTCAATGATGGAAGTAGCAAAACCAATATTGACCGCTTCTTGCGCACTGAACCATGTTTCATCATCGACCATTCGCCTGATTTCCTCACGGCTGACATTTGCCTTCGTCATGTAAATGTCAATGATACTATTTTCGAGCTTTTCCAAGACGTCGGCCTCTTTTCGCAAATCCTTTTTTGTGCCCCAGACAATGGTCCACGCTTCATGGATCATCATCATAGCGCCCAGCCCCATGATCAATTCGTCGGCGGCCATGGCAATGATAGATGCTGCGGAACACGCCCAACCATCCACATAAATTGTGACTTTTCCGTTATACTGCTTCAGGCGGTTGTAAATGGCAATCCCGTCAAATGCATCGCCTCCTGGGCTGTTCAAGTGAATGACAATTTCACCTTTTGCATCTTTCAGAGCCTTGTCAATGTCCGCAGCCGAAACGGAATCATCCCACCAGGAATCACCAATCACTCCATAGATTGTGATCTCAGTTTTGTTAGTTGCCTCGTCGTAGTTTACCTCGAATTTCCGTTCGATTTTTTCCAATTGCTCCACGTAGGACTGGTTTTTGAAACACCGTAGAAACTCCCGCTTCCTACTCATCCCCATCGTTTCCTTCACCCCCTTCCAAGGGTCTTTCGTAATTCTTAGTCAGCACATACTCATCCAACGCCGGGTTGTCGACAGGCTCATCGCCCAGCTTGATGCGGATTTCATTTGCGTTATAAACGCCGGATGCCCGCAACTTGTCAACCGCATTGGCCAATTCAAGCGGATTCGATTCGATCACTCCATACACTTGGACCCGTTTTCCTTTCAGATAGTCTTTTTTCTCGATGATTTTCGCGTTCAACTCATCGTGGATTTTCTTGAGGAATGGCGAAATACAGAACCGACTATACGCTTTCAGAGCGGTTTCGTATTCGGACATATCACCATGTACGAGTGATGTCGGGATACCCAAAATAGTAGCCACTTCATCCACCAAATCGCGTTTGAGTTTCTTTAGTTCATCGACAGACTTACCGTTGTTACTACCATCGGCCACTTCGGTGTATTCAAATCCCTTGAGCTTTGGCACCAGGGCGACACTATTGCTCTTGAAAGAATTAAACAAACGATCAATGAAGTCTTGTAGCTTGTTGCGTTTATCCTCATCCAGCGATTGCGTTGAATCAATCCCTACAACTCCACGAATCTGGTTACTCAGTTTCTGAGTTTCCAACATCCGGGAGTAGAGAGTCGAATAATCCTCAAACATCCCATCCATAAACCGGG